CTAAAAATTTATGTTGGATAGGAGAGGAATAATATGGCACTGTTCGGAGGACGTAGAGATGCAAAATTTTTAGCATCAATCAATCGTGAACTTTTAAATGCAATTATTGATACTGAAATTGAATTTTATAAATTGATTGTTGAAAAAAGCGATTCAAATATTTACGGCGAATCAGATTCAAAATCATATTACAATTCTATATTGATTCCTTGTTTGATTACCAAAGAAGGAAAAATTGCAGGAATGGATGATTACGGTCATACATATACACGTACAGCTCAATTTGGTGTTTCTCGAGATATATTGGAAAGGGCTGCATTTTATCCGGAGGTTGGTGATATTATATTTTGGGATGCTGAGTATTATGAAGTTGATAATGTGGATGCTAATCAATACTTTGCAGGTAAAAATCCAGAAACATGGCCAAATGGATCAGATCATGGATACAGTGTGTCAATAACAATTGATACTCATGCAACAAGACAAACTCCGCAAGGAATTAAAAATTTGCGTAGAGGGGGAAACAATGATTCACCAGCATATAAAGGATTCTAATGCCAAATTATAACAGACAAAATATTGATCGTAAAACTAATAAACCGTATCCAACACGTACGGAAGGTATTACTGATGATCAAATATTAAACCGCGCGGAACAAACTAGACGGGATGATGATGTAATTAGAACGCCGCAACGAACTGCATATGATATTGATTATGCAATTAAATGGTATATTGAGAACGAAATACGACCTCAAGTAACAGTAGCAGGACAATTACAGCCTGTCCCAGTAATCTTTGCAAATGGAGAAAAATGGGACAATGTGCGCCGGTTGGGTTATTTGCGAGATGAAAAAGGAATGCTTCAATCTCCGGTAATCATGTTAAAACGTAATTCAATTGGGGAACGAGATACAACACGTGGATTAGATGTTAACAGACAACAACCAGGCAATCATATTATAGGCAAATCAAAGTATAATGCTAGAAACCGTTATGAAGACACATTGTTTCCAATGCCAATTCCTAATACAGTACCATCAGAACAATTATTTGTACTAGATATTCCTAAATATGTTACTATCATGTATGATATCATGTTATGGTGCGATTTTACAACACAGATGAACGAGTTGGTTGATCAGATATTACCATTTAATCGATTCTCATGGGGCAACGAAGGAAACAAGTTTCCGGTATCAATGGCAGAATTTTCTTTTGAGACTGTTAACACTATTGGTGAAGATCGATTAGTTAGATGCACAAATTCATTGACTGTGTTAGGTACCCTGTTATCAGCACACGAAACGAGATTAGAAACAATTAAAAAAATGTATTCCATTAAAAAGGTATCATTTGATATTGTGGTAACCGATAATATATTTCAAACAACCACATTACCACAGCAATTATTAGCAACACAGGCAGGAACAATTATAATTGATAATATTCCTGTACAAATAACTCCGGCACTTATGAATTATTTAACAAATTTAACAGACCAACTAGCGACATATGTTAATCCATCAACTGTTACGGTTAATGCTTATGCAGCAATAAATCCACTAACGTTTGCAATTGCTAATGTGAATGAATTTGATGTTTATATTAATGGTCAATACATTGATAAAATATGTTATACATGGACACCGAGTGATATAACAACGCAAACCATAGTTTTTGATACAACGATATTAGGATATACAATTGATGCAACAGATGCAATTATTATTAATGGGAGATGGGCATAATGAGTAGACAGTTTAAACCATCGCAGTTAAAACCTGGAATACTTTATGATATAACAGCATCATGGGCTGTATCGGCTTCATATAGCCCATCAAATAATTCTTCATACATAATATCTGGTAGTACTGAAGCCCGGGTAAATGCAGACACTGATATTTTCTTAATCAAAAATAATGGTAATACCATATTAACAGTAAGTGAAAGTGGAGTTGTTATTTTAGCAACACAAAGCATGGAATTGAATAGTCCAGCACCTAACGGCGGAATTTATTTCACATCCGGTTCTTTTTTTATTGGATTAGAGCCTTGAAACGTAAACAATTATATATTTATATTTAAAATGAAAGAATAGTAAAATGGCAGAATGGAAAAAGGTCATTGTCTCCGGAAGTGATGCAAACTTAGCATCATTACAAGTAGACAATTTGATAACAGGAGTAGTAACCGGCTCCGCTGATGGTACTCTAGGTATACAGGCAATTAACGGTACAGGAAACATACTAGCAACAACTGGTGCAACCGGAGTAGAGATATCAGGATCTTTTTCCGGATCATTTTTTGGTGATGGTGGTGGCTTAACTAATATATCGGCTTCATCGATCACCGGACTTAATTTGTCAATGATTGCAACCGGTTCTGTTACGGCATCGGTCAATGTTTTAGACAATGCGTTCACAGTAGCATCTGAATCTATACAATTATTTAATGTAAGAAATAATGGTGGAGTTGAACATGGAAATGCTGTAACTGCAAGTGGATTATGGAGTCACGCAGAAGGAGGATCTGGAGGACCATACGCTACTTTACAAGCAATTGGTGATTATTCTCATGCAGAAGGATATGATACTATTGCATATGGATATGCGTCGCATGCTGAAGGTGAACTTACATTAGCATATGGCCAATATTCGCACGCAGAAGGCTATTACACAACAGCATCTGGTGATTTTTCTCACGCAGAAGGTCAAAATACTATTGCATCTGGTAGTTATTCTCACGCAGAAGGTGACGGTGCAACAGCATCTGGTGCCAATTCTCATGCAGAAGGTAAAGCAACAACGGCATCTGGATATGCGGCACACGCAGAAGGTACCAGTACAACCGCATCTGGTAGCTATTCTCACGCAGAAGGTAATGGTGCAACAGCATCTGGAGATTATTCCCACGCAGAAGGTGACAGTACTCAAGCTATTGGAAATTCATCACACGCAGAAGGTAATGGTGCAACAGCATCTGGAGATTATTCCCACGCAGAAGGTAATTCAACAATTGCATCTGGCAGTTATTCACACGCAGAAGGTGACAGTACAACGGCATCTGGTTATGCATCGCATGCTGAAGGTTTATCAACAATAGCATCTGGAGATTATTCTCACGCAGAAAGTGATACAACTCAAGCTATTGGAAATCATTCACACGCAGAAGGCGGTAATACAATAGCATCCGGTGGAGGATCTCATGCAGAAGGTGACAATACAATTGCATCTGGTTCATATTCTCACGCAGAAGGTATTTACACAACGGCATCCGGCGACTCATCACACGCAGAAGGTACCAGTACAACAACAGTAGGTCAATATAGTCACGCAGAAGGTAATTCAACAATTGCAATAGGAGATGGTTCTCACTCAGAAGGTGAAGAAACTGTTGCCTATGGTTACGCATCGCATGCTGAAGGTTTATCAACAATAGCATCTGGTTCGAACCAATTAGCAGCAGGACGATACAATACACACAACAATACAAATTCTCTAGTAGTTATTGGTAACGGCGTTGATGATGCAAACCGTAGTGATTTAGCTTTATTCAATTCACAAAGCATCACATTCAATCAACCAGTAACTGGTTCTATCTTTAGTGGATCATTCATTGGATCATTTAGTGGAACAACCGACTTACCAGATTTAACTGAAGGCACCGGTGTTGTTCCATTCATTTATGATGGTAGTACTACAGCAACAGTTGCAATTTCAGGAGCAGCTGCATTATCCGATAACACAGTTGTTAAATGGGATACTGGAGATGGTAAATTTTTAGACACATCAATTACCGATGATGGAACTTTAGTAACTTTTAGTAGCGATGCCCTTTTCCAAGGCAATATTACTGTAGAAGGTACTGCATCTTTCCAAAACACAGAAAACCTATTAGTAGCTGACCGATTCGTATTGTTTGGATCTGGATCAAATGCTGCAGGTGATGGTGGTATCGTAGTACAACAAGGAGTTCAAAATGTAGGTGAATTGTTTGGATATGAAAACACTGCCGATCGTTGGGGATTCACTTCTTCATTTGACGCATCATCAACTTCATATACTCCAGCAGCTTTCGTTGCAGCAGTTATTGATATGGGGGCTGGTCAATCAGATATAGCACAATACCAAAAAAATGGTAACATTAAAATTGATACAGGTGATATCTGGATCTACGCATAAACATTAAAATTATGGTTATAAAAAAAATAGTTAAACAAGTTATGAGTATACTAAACAAACCAAATCCAAAGTCCGTTTCTGAAAAAGAGGCGGACTTTTTCTTGGAAAAACAAGAAATAGA